GGATATGACAAGTGTGATAGTTAAGTGTGGAGGTAATAGCGGATTACGGTAAAAATAGGGTGAAAATAGGTAAAAGTAGGGGGTAAGGGTGTGGGAAAGGGGGAAAAAAGACTAATAACGTACTGGATTCAAAGATTATTGAATGATTGAATATCTAATTATCATTGCAGCTGCAATTATTGGCGGATGTGGTATAGTAATTACAAAAAATATGTATGGTAATTCAACCATTCACGGAAAATTAAAAAAGAGATATGATGAATATATTTACGATTTAGAAAAAGAGAATAAAAAATTAAAAGGTAAAATGAATCAACTAAAACAAGGTTTGCAAATATCCGCAGACTCTGCTGATAACCCAATAAGTGCAATAGGTGAAATAATAGCACAATTTGCACCAATGCTACCAAAATCCGTTCGACCGTTCCTTAGTGACCCGAAACTAATGAAGTATGCAGAAAAAATGCTATCAGAAAACCCAGAGCAGATAAAAGAAATACTAACCAAGTTTGTTAAACCCAGTAAAGATGGTAAAAAAGATGCAATTTCCGATGACGAAGGCTTTTCAGTATAATAACAAATTGTGTACTGCTTGTTATTTGGGTTGGGGATTAATTTGGAATGGAATAAATATTAAAGTGGATAAATGCTTGTTTTGCAATAATCCGTTAACAAATGATAAATAAAACGACGAATATCGTATTATATGGTATCGATATCAAACTGGCTCACGTTAGGTCTAATTGGTGGAGGTATCTTAGCTTTTTACAAACTTGGCGGCGCCAGTGGTATAGGTTCAAAAATTGGCGGCGGTTTTTCAAATTTATATGATTCATTTACTAAAGCAATTAATCCACTAGCAGAAGCTACTGAAAGATTAACTGAAAACATACAAAATCCCGCACTCAATCCCCTATTAGTTGCTCAGGAAAGATTATTAGAATTACTAACCGTTGACCCTAATTTAGCAGAGGGTCGATATGTAGAACCTGCAAGTATTACTACTGAAACAGTAGCTAGTGCTCGACCTCAAGTTTTTACTCCTTCAGGTTCAACAGTTTCTAATGCCGCAACAAAAGTAAATACGGGCGGCTTTATTCAACAAAAAACAACATCTATTCAACCAACATCTTGGAAGTCTTCAAGTTTAAGCGGCGTAAGTATTACAGGTAGTTATTCAAGTTCAAGTGGTTATAGTGGCGGTTCAACTGATAGTTCAACTGGCACCTCTAATGCTGGTGTTACTGGCGGTTCAACTGGCGGTTCTACTGGCGGCACTCAACCAAGTTCACGGCGCGGCACATACACTGGGGGTAGAAGATAATGGCTTCACCAAAACAAATAGCTGCAAGAAAGAAATTTGCTGCAATTATGAAATCAGGAGGATTTAAGAAGAAATCAGCAGGAAAGGCAATTGTAAAACGACGTAAAACGTCGAAATCCGTACGAAAAACAGTAAGGATAAATAAAACTAAAACAAAAAACAAAACAATGGTTTCAAGAAAAACACGATATAGAAGTCGCGCAAGAAGTGGCGGCTTGAAAATCGGTAGTAGTTTGAAAACAGGAATTATCGGCGAAGTCGTTAAAGGTATAGGCGCTGGTTCTCTAGTTGGTATGATTATGGGTAGGGTTCTACCTGATAGTCCTATTACTCCTATTGCTTCCACTGGCGCCGCATTTTTAGCGGGTGGAGTTACTGGCGGAATTGCTCAAGTAGTTTTGTCTGGTGGTCTATCAAGCTTTGGTGGTTTGTTTGGTGGCGGCATATCTGCTCCACAACAGGAGTTCGGAGTTTAAAATGCCTCTACCTGTTCAAAGAACATACCAATTTACCGGAGCTGCACCAGCATTAAATGTGCCAGTATTTATGGCAGATTTACAAACAAGCCAAAATAATTTCCTGGTTTTAACACCAAACGTAATTCAAGACCTTGTTTCAAATCCACCATTGGCAGCTACACAATTACATGAATTTGTACTAGTGAAAAATGGTAATGCAACAGCAGTTCGTACATTTAGTTCTGCTATCAATCCAAATACTTCGGGGAGAGTAAGTATCGGAAATGTGACAATGAGTTCTGGAAATTACCAATGGCAATGCACACAATCGGCTGGCGTTTTAGCCAATCCGCAAATCTTAGTGCGTTATGGAGCTCCATTAAACTAAGGAGCAAAGTGACGTGCCTTTTTCTTCTAAACAAGTAACTGTAAGTAATATTCCCTTACTTTACCCAATTAGGGTATTATGCCCCGCCAACACTCAAACAAATATTTCATTTCCTGACCAATTTCTAGGTCGTGCCATTGCATTAAAAATTACAAACAACGATGGAGCTAATGCCGCCACTTATGATTATAATTTGAATCGAGTATTTGCAAATTTAGCTGCATCATCTTTTGATACAGTAGATAGTGCTGTTGTTAATTACATGACAATTAATGCTGGTGCAGCTGGAACGGTTTTAATTGAAGCTCAAGTATTACCATTACAAAAATCAGAGCCACAAATCGAGGTGCAAGTATGAGCTTTGGAGGGGGCGGAAGTGGAAGCGGCGCAATAACCGCACATTTGCATAATAATTTAGCGGGAGAGGGTGGTTCATTAGATGGGACTACTTTAATTTATAACGCGCCTTTATTCACACTAATGGTGGCTTTAGGATAATGGTACCTAGAAGTATGACATCAAATCGTAATGAGTGCGGTATCACAAAACAAAAAAAGGGTGATACTATCAAAGGTGTTGATTCAAAAACTAAGAAAGAACGAGATTTTACTTTTGTTAAAGAAATTATAAAATATGATGGAGATGGAAATATTATAGCAATCCAAAAGATATGGCAGTAGGTGATACCATTAATGGCATATCCGCCGTCGGCACAATTATGACTTTACAGCCTGCAGCTGGTGTGAATGTATGTATCACAAGTATTGGATTAAACTTACAAAATGAAAAATGGGCATTATATGATGGTGTTTTATCCTCTGACCAAAGAGGAATCTCTCATCTACTAATTCAGGGATGGCAGGGATTAAAATTTTTTATCAATAACACAAACTATCTTTGGATAGTTGCATTACCTAGTGGTTCATCATCATATACAGGTATTCAAACTAAATGATTGTATGTCATCTTGTATGTCATCGGGCTCTTAGTTCTAGGGCAAACACTTTATCTCTAAAATGTGGTCATGCAGTATGATAAGTAAAATAAAGATAGCCGCACTTATTGGTTCTATTATCACCATACTAACAATCATTCAAACAGTTTTGATTTAGAGGGGGGGGGTTTTGAACTACATAGCCCTATGTTGCAGTATTACTTCGAGCGTATCATTGAGCTATTTTTTGTGGTTTTAGAGGGAATGGTAATTTATCTAACAGTTGATTTAATTTCTAAGAGAAGAAGAAAATAGCCACAAATGTTCAACCCCCCTAATGACTTAGTCATACTAGGAACAAAATCAATCTTGGTGTTTTTAGTGGAAATGAGGGGGGGTTTAACAGGTCTGCCTGTGTGCCCTATCAAATTAGTATAACAGGATGATAGTCAAATAAATTAAACAAATAGCGTTAAAGATTAACTAAAATAATAAAAAAAAGGGTTTGTGAGTGGTTTGTATGGCTATAAAACACTCACAAATTCAACTTCCTTTATCAAAACACACGGCAACGTGTAGTTCTTTTGCAAAGTCATCCATATCATCGAGACTATCCCCACAATAACCACAGATAACACCATCTGCGGACATTATTTTTTTATCTCCCTTGATATTCTTGTTTGCTGTGCGTGAAGTACTGCAATCGACCTAACTAATGTCGTTTTTACATCTACTTCCATAATCTCACAGCATTCTGCAAGATATGCCCATGATGATAAAGGCAAAGTAATTGTTTTACTAGCATTACCATAGCGGTCACTAGTACTACTTCGTTTGTATGGCATAATATCACTTCATTAGTTTAATCATAAGTTGTATGGTCAAATAAAATAACGTAACGTACAACACACATGAACTTTAAATTATTCCTATTTCACCCCTAGTTTTTTATTCTAAAACATCAACGTGCTAGGGGTTCCCCAACCCCAAGTTTCTATTCCCCCTATATCCACTTCCCGTGAGGTTAGTTAGGATATGACAAGTGTGATAGTTAAGTGTGGAGGTAATAGCGGATTACGGTAAAAATAGGGTGAAAATAGGTAAAAGTAGGGGGTAAGGGTGTGGGAAAGGGGGAAAAAAGACTAATAACGTACTGGATTCAAAGATTATTGAAT